CCGACGATAGCACAGATAAGAGAGCACAATGCTGTAGGCGTGGCACTAAAATGCGGATGGATTAAATGACGATGCAGCATAACAACCCGGATCTTTGGGGCACCTTATTTGAGTCCACGGCAGAACGAACCGGGGCGGTTGTGTCTGCGGCGATGATTTCGTCACCCCTTTGGCTTTCATCGATAAAACCTGTTTCGGATGCTGCGGCGGCGATTGCTCCAATACTCGGCTGTATTTATTTGTCCCTGCAGATCGGGTTTAAATTGTGGGACAGAACGAGGAACGAAGATGGCTAAAATGACGATGAAACAGTGGGAGAAATCCCCTATGGACAAAAAGATGGATAAGAAGCTCGCCGCGAAAGGCATCAAAGAGGGGTCTAAGAAGGACATGGCAATGGACAAAAAGGCCCTCAAAGCCTACAATGCCAAGAAAGCCAAGTAATTAGGCCCATTTGAAACTGAGTATAGTATGGACCTAACCACACAAAATGCCCCAAAAGTTATTGAGTGGCCAGAAAAGCTCCAGTGTCTTTTCTGGCCGCAGGTCAATGATTTGCCTGTGCGGTATAGGGTGCTTTACGGTGGGAGAGGTGGGTCGAAGAGTTGGGGAATGGCGAGGGCGCTGGTGGTGCTGGCGGCAAAAAAGTCCTTGCGTGTGTTGTGTGCTCGTGAATTGCAGAATTCAATTCGAGACTCGGTGCACAAAATACTTTCAGATCAGATTGAGTCTTTAGGGCTTTTGCCTTTCTATCAAATAGAACAGGCGAGGATTTTCTGCCCATCGACAGGGAGCGAGTTTTCTTTCGAAGGAATTCGCAACAATGTCACGAAGATTAAGTCATACGAAGGTGTGGACATCTGCTGGGTTGAGGAAGCGAACAAGGTCACGAAAAATTCGTGGGAAGTTCTTATTCCTACGATCCGTAAAGAGGGCTCTGAAATATGGGTTTCTTTTAATCCGGAGCTTGAGTCTGACGATACTTACCAGCGTTTTGTGTTATCTCCTCCTAAAAATGCGGTAGTGCAGAAGATTTCGTGGAGAGATAATCCGTGGTTTCCGCAGGTTCTCAAACAGGAAATGCTGGATCTTAAAGCCAAAGATCGTGACTCGTATCTGCATGTTTGGGAAGGGGAATGCCGGAAAGCGTTGGAGGGAGCGGTTTATGCCGAGGAACTTCGGGATTGCGCGGAAGAAGGCCGCATCACACACGTTCCGCACCATTCTAGTTCAACAATCAATTTATACTGGGACTTGGGCCGATCTGACCATACTGCTATTATTTTTGAGCAATACGTGGGAATGCAGCGGAGGATAGTGGATTACTATCAAAACAGGCTCAAAGGGTTAGACCATTACATTCATGTGCTGCGCACACGCCGGTCGGGCACTGGGGAGCTTTATGAATACGGAACCTGCTGGTTGCCCCACGATGCGAGAGCTAAAACGCTCGGATCGAAAAAATCCATCGAAGAGCAGATGCGGGACGCGGGTTTTAGAGTCAGAATTGTGCCGAGGCTTTCTAAGTTCGACGGCATTATCGCTGCGCGGAGCATCTTTCCAACATGCTGGTTTGATGCGGCAAGATGTGAGAAAGAGTTACTTCACGCACTTCGCCATTATCATTATGAAGAAAACTCAGTGACGGAAGTGCTGTCGGCGGAGCCAGTGCATGATTGGTCGTCACATGCGGCAGATGCGTTTAGATATATGGCGATTGCGTCAAGTGAAGGTGCGACTGACTCTAAGGCTCGACGAGTAGCCGGTGCGCTGAAAAAGCATAGCGGTTTAATGGGGCGTATGCAGGAATTTGGCGAAAGCCTTGGATGGTTGGGATAACAAATGTCAGAACCTACAAACGAACAACTCGGCAAATTTCAGAAAATCTTCAAGCGAGCACAGGATCGCTTTCGGCGCTGTGAGGATTGGGAAAGTTATGCGCGGAGGCTTTTTCTTGACGATTTGAAATTTGCGAACGCCGACCCTGACAATAAATATCAGTGGCCGACAAGAATGTGGAATGACCGGCAGCGCGACGAGCGCCCGGCACTAACGATCAACAAAACTCGCCAGCATAACCTAAACATCATCAACGATGCAAAGATGAATAAGCCCGGGATTAAATATCGGGCTGCGGGAAATGGTGCGACGGCAGAAGCGGCGCGGATTTGGGACGGCATTGCGCGACACATTGAATATCAGTCAAATGCTCCAGCGCATTACGATGTGGCGACCACTTTCCAAGTTACGGCAGGTATTGGATTTTTGCGGGTTGTGACGGACTATGTAAGCGAAGATAGTTTCGACCAAGATATTTACATCACCTCAATCCCAGATCCTATGACGGTTTACATCGATCCGGACGCAAGGGCTCCGGCGAAAGAGGACATGAGATTTGCCTTCATTTTTGAAGACATGCCGAAAGATGTTTTTGAGAAGAAATATCCGCAGTATGTGAAGTATATGGGAACGGAAGGTCTGGTCGGTGATCGCGGTTGGCGGGATGATGACCATGTTCGAGTTGCGGAGTATTTTGAGGCCGAAGACGTTGAAGATGAATTGCTGATGTTTGACGGGCCAGACGGTCAGCCGATGACCCTTCTGGCTTCTGAACTTCGCAAAGTCGATCCAAAAAGCAAAGTCATCGACGATCCAATGACCCGCAAGCGCAGTGTTTCAAGGCGCGTGATCCATTACCATTTCATCATCGGCACACATATCGTTGAGTCAGAAGAAAAGATCTGGCCGGGAAAAACCATTCCGATCATTCCAGTTGTTGGTGAGGAAACAATTATTGAAGGGCGGATGGATCGTAAAGGCCATACCCGCGCCATGAAAGATCCGCAGCGTATGTATAACTACTGGGCGTCAAGCGCGGTGGAATACGGAGCCTTACAGTCTAAGACCCCTTGGATTGTAGGAGTAGAAACCGTTGAAGGATTTGAAGAATACTGGGCGACGGCCAATCGTCAAAACCATGCGTATTTACCTTTTAAGTCTGTTGGAGATGATGGAAAGCCTCTTACTCCTCCTGCGAGAGTAGAGCCGCCTGTTCCTTCGCCGGTTGCGCTAAAAGGGATGGAAGTTGCGGCGATGGAAATGCAGATGGTTTCGGGGCAATACGAAAACCAGATGGGCCAGCAAGGCAATGAACGGACGGGAAAAGCGATTGCGGAGCGTCAGCGTCAGGGTGATCGTGCGACTTATCATTTCATTGATAATCTTGCGATTGCTGTTCGACAAGTGGGTAAGATCGTTTTGGATCTGGTGCCGAAACTTTACGACACGAATAGAATTGTGATGATTTTGGCTGAAAATGGTGAGAGTTTGGAGGTCAAGCTCGATCCAATGTTGCAGCAAGCGCATATGCTGGAAGTGAACGAAAATAATGAGGTCATTACGCGGATTTTAAATCCTGCTATCGGCCAATATGAAGTTCAAGCAGATGTTGGGCCGGGATATGCTACAAGGCGCGAGGAGGCGTTTAACGCGCTCACATTAATCCTCACGCAAGCACCAGCACTCACAAGCATCATCGGCGATATTATGTTTAGAGCCGGTGACTTCCCGATGGCGGATGAAGCGGCTGAAAGACTAAAGCGTATGGTGCCGCCACAAGCACTTGGCCAAGGGCCTACGCAAAACGAACAAATGTTGGCGATGCAGGTTCAACAACTCCAAGGGGCTTTGAAGGCTACGATGGACGAGTTGGCGAAGGAAAAAGGCAAGACGCAAGCACGGCTCGAAAAGCGCGAAGTCGAAGTTTACGACGCGATCACCAAGCGTATCGATGTGGTTGGAAAGCAGGGGCTGTCGGCCCTTCAGTTGGCCAAGCTGCAAGACGACGTTGTGCGGGAAAGTGAAGAAGTGCCGATTAGCGACACTTACGAAGGACATGAACAGCAAGACTCTACGCCCGGGGCTCAATATGCTTCGCAACAAGAAAATGGTATGCTGGAAGATCACGAAATTCCGCCGGGAGGCCAAAGAGGTCCTGACGGCCACGTTTACGCCCCTCATCCAGAAATACCCGGGATGATGGCAAGAGTTACGAGGAGAATTTAAATGGCCCCGCGCAAGACCCTACAACAAGAGGCTATGGAAGCTGGTGAACGGAATGTGGTGCCGGGGCAATCTTGGCTGACCGCGCTTATTCGCGGTATTGGTCGGGAGATGCAAGGTTCGCAAGGAACGCCTTTCGGACAGGCGACACGCGAAGAGCTTGGATCGCTTGGTTATGAACAAATGCTCCGGGAACAATTCCCAGAGGAGTTTGCTAGAGGGCGTTTGTATGGCTCGGAAATGTTTCCGACCGACATTGCTTCGTTTTACGCTGCGCGCCCGGGTAGATCGACTTTTGCGCCCGCAATGATGGCTGCGGAAGGCCGGTCGGCCCCTATGGCCCTCGAGGCTCCTGCGGCCCGTTTGGCATATACCCCGGTTGCGGAAGCGCCGGTTGCGGCTGCGCCAAGAGGATCGTTTGACGCAAATATGATGGCGGCTTTTCGTCGGGGTGAAGTTGGGTCACGGCCAGCTGGTCGCCCACAGGCTTACCGTCCGGAAGACTTTTTAGCCATCGAGCAAGGTCCATTTGCACAAAGCCCGAACGCTTTTGAGGGCAACATGGTGTTGGCGCAACGTCGCGGAATGCCGAGCCCGTCACCTGCAAACTATGATTATCAAGGCCCTGCTACTCCAGGCCCTGTTACTAATCGACCTGTAAGCGGGTTTGATCGGAACATGCTGGATTGGGCAAGATCCGGACGCACACCTCCGGGCCGCACTGGCGCATTTCGTCCAGAAGACTTTGCGCCTTATAGCCCAGAAGAAATGGGGCAAGGCGTGGCGCTGCGGGGCCAAACAATGCCGATGGCTCAACGGGGCGGTGTTCCTGCCGTTCGCAGCGGCTTGCCAACTTTTGCTCAGAACGAGGGCATTCCTTATGGCGAATTCCGCGATGTGACGGGTAATGTGCTGACAGGCCCGGCAGAGGCTGCGGCTGCGAGAGGTGGCATTCCTTACGGTAAAATTGCAGCTGGCATGGCGGGCGTTGGTTTGCCGATGATGGCTGCGTATTACGGTGGTGGGCAATATCCAGAAGCTGGAGTTCCAGCCATGGACACAACTCGCGGCGCACAACCACTTCCGCCGATTGATATTTATGGGCGACAAGCGCCGATGAATGGTGTGATGGCTGCACAGGCAACACCTAGAAGTGCGCCGGGAGCAAAAACTGCGCGGGCCGGACAGAAGGCTGCACCGATGCCTCCGAGACGGCCAGAGGCAGCGGCTGAACCTGCGTGGGAAGGTAACATAAATTACCATGTTACCCGCGCGATTGATGCGCTTTTAGGGCAGAATGAAGCGGAACGCGGTCGGCAATACCAGCAGTATTACGAACAAAATCCGTATTAAGGGGCACGATATGGCGGGAGTTCAATACAATTACGAGCCAATTGATCCTCATGCGATTGCGGATTACTTGAACCGTGATTATTACAACCCTGCCCCACAAGGCGGCATTCCGCTGCCTCCACGCCGACCCATCGACACCTACGGACACGGCGGGGCCGATCTGCAGTATAGCCCCGCAGATCAACGTGCCTTGAATGCTGCGTATCGGGCGCAAAGTTGGGATGAACAGGGGCGGAATTTGGTGCCTGCGGCTATGCAGGCCTACGTTGGAACGCGGTTGTATCCTGACGAATATCAAGAAATTACGCAAAGAAATTTTGGGCCGTCCGAAACAAATGCGCTTCGTCAAGAGTTTGATCGCCGAGCCTCGAACTATTACACAGGTGGTTTTGGGGCTAACCCGCTGCAAGGATTTCAACGGGGGCGTATTCCGGATGTAAGTCAATTCGTGCCGTATGATCCGGCTAATGTTCAGCATGTATCGCCGTATGTGCAATATTCACAAACCGTTGTGCCGGATGTGCGGATGTCTGGACCGGAAAGTATGTTTCAAGGCATTGCTCCTTTTACGAGGGGTGCGTATTACAAAGAAACGCCAGAGGGCATAAGGATGAGGAACACCTATACCTCTCCTTTTGGGCAAAGAGATATTAATGTGTTGTTACCTATGGAGCCAAGATGAGAGAGCCTTTGATTAAACTCCCCGGAAAAGGGGCACATGCGCATAAAATGGTAGCCGAAACTGCGCAAAAGATGGCGGAAGAAGTGTATGAAAGCTGGGCGTCTAAGAGCGACCAATTTTATGCCGAGCATCGGGACCTCAAAACCTACGTAAAGTCTTGTTGGCCTTTGTATTTAGATGCCGCTAGAGCCACTCTGGCTCAATTGTTGACAACAAATATCGCTGATACCTTGAAAGATCAGATCCACGATGCTTTAGTGAAAGACGCGACATTACGTCGAGGGCGTGAGGGCGTCCTTCAAATGAAGAAGGGTAAAGGAGCCTAATATGAAAACATTTTACGAAACTATTTTGCGACAAGCTGAAGGGGCGGCAGAGGCTGCACCTGCTGAAGCGCCTGTTGCTGCCCCACCTCCTGTTGACGAGGCACCTGCACCAGCAAGTGTTGAAGGGGAAGGAGAGGCTCTCGGTAAGGCCTCTCCGTCTCCTTCAGATAGTGAGTCACGCCCACCACAGGGCCTTTTAGATCGTATTGGCCAGTTGACTCGTCAAAAGCGTGAGCTTGAAGAACGACTGCAAGCGATGGAAGCTCCGCAGCAGCAGTATTACGACGCGCCGCAGGCAGCAGGCAGCGTTGATCCGAAACAAATCCAGATGGAGATTTATCGTCAGGCGCAAGAACTGGCGAAACAGAATGAATGGAAGAATACAACTGACAAGATTTGGAATGAAGGGCTTAGTAAGTATGGCGATTGGGCCCCGCAGTTAAATAATATGGCTCAGATTTTGGGCGGTATTCCTACGACCTTGACAGAGGCTGCTATTGAAAGTGGTGCCCCGCATGAGGTATTATACCATTTGGCTAAGAATGTTGATGAAGCTGCCAGAATTGCGCTCCTTCCACCCACAAGACAGGCTGTGGCGGTTGCAAAGTTGGCGCAAAACGTCAGCGCACCACGAAAGGTAACGTCGGCTCCTCCGCCGATTTCACCAAAGGTGCAAGGAATTGGAAGTGCTCCGGCGTCACTCGACGATCCGAACATTTCCATGGAAGAATGGGCGAGACTTCGCAATGAACAAGCGATGAACCGCCGAAGAAGGTAGGTGAGGGGCCTTAAACCCTCTCCCTTTCTGGTCGCAGGGTTAGCGATCTGGGTTGCCTGACAAGAGACGGTCGCAGGCTCCGTCAAAGAAGCAAGGGACTCCCCTTGGATTTTGGCATTAGCGAAGCGCATGGTGCGCTCAACCCAAAGGACGAAAGATGTCTAATACACTCTTAACTATTAACATGATCACACGCGAAGCTGTTCGCTTGTGGGTCAACACCAACTCCTTCCTACAGCACATCGACACGCAGTATGATGACCAGTTTGCCGTAACCGGCGCGAAAATTGGCCAGTCATTGCGCGTCCGTCTGCCGAACGATTACACCGTCCGGACCGGTCCTGTAGCTCAGATCCAAGATACGGCGGAAACCAGCACCACGCTGACCCTCGCCACGCAGAAGGGCGTTGACGTTTCGTTCAACTCCGTCGAGCGCACGATGTCTTTGGACGACTATTCGAAGCGTATCCTTGCTCCTGCCGTCAACAACCTTGTTGGTGCAGTTGCAGCTGACGTTATGTCAGGCGCTGAACCTGGCGTTTCAAACCTTGTCGGCAACTTCGACGCTGCCGGTAACTTGCTGAAACCAACGCTCGAGACGTTCTTGAACGCGAAGGCGCTGTTGAGCTTACGTTCGGCTCCAACCGACAGCCGTAAGTTCATCCTCGATCCTGTCACGATGGCAAGAACAGTTCAGAACTTAACTGGCCTGTTAAACCCAGCGACAGAGATTTCTGAGCAGTATCGCAAGGGTGAAGTTTATAACGCAATCGGCTTCGACTGGTTCGAAGACCAGACCGTTATTAAGCACACGACCGGCGCTTACTCGTCACCAACGGTTAATGGTGGTAGTCAGACCGGCACGACCCTTGTGGTCAATGCGCTGTCCGGCCCGCTTAACCAAGGCGACATCATCACAATCGCTGGCGTGAACGCGGTCAACCGCATCACCAAAGTGACAACGGGCCAGTTACAGCAATTCGTTGTAACCACGACCGCTGCCGCTGGTGCAACAAGCCTCTCCATCTATCCTGCAATCGTGCCTCCTTCCGGTGGTTCGCAAGTGCAGTATCAGACGGTTGATGCGTCACCTGCTAACGGCGCTGCGATCATCCCGCTGACGTTGGCTTCCAGCGTTTACCGCAAAAACCTCGCGTTCTGCCCAGATGCAGTCACGATGGCGACAGCCGATCTTGAACTGCCTAAGAACATGCAGGAAACCGCGCGTGAGCGTATGGACGGCGTGTCAATGCGTATGGTGACTGGCTTCGACATTAAGTCGGATCAGTTCATCACCCGTCTTGACGTTCTTTACGGTTACGTTTGGGTTCGTCCTGAGTGGGCCGTTGTCGTCGCCGACATCATCTAATCACCAAAAAGGGGGGCATATTGCCCCCCTACCTCAAGGAGCAAGTAAATGGCTAAAGTTCGTCCTTATCTCGGTGTTTACGAAAATATGGATTTTCCAGAATATAAATTTCAAGAATATCCGAAAGTTGTCGGGTATAAAGATGAGAAAAAGGAAATCCCGATTATTGTCGGAGATGCGAAAGAAGAAGTTGAATTTATCACCAAGGGTGAGCCGGGAGCATTCAAGACCCGCGAAGATGAATTGCAGGCAGAACTTGATCGCAAGGCGGTTGAGTTGGAACTTGCGAAGACGCAATTGGCTGAAATGAAAGCGCAGAAAGAATTGGCGGAAAGCGCCAAAAAGGCTGCACCCAACAAGCCGGTGCTTAACGTCAAGGAAATCTAAATGGCCACTACAGCGCTCGACATCATCAATCTTGCTTACAAAGACGCTGGTGTGTTGGGCGTTGGACAGTCTTTGCTGGCCGAGGACGTTAATGACGCGCTTGTGCGTTTGAATATGATGATCGCGCAATGGCGCGTGAAACGCTGGATGGTTTGGCATCTTGTGGATAAAAGCGTTGTGTCCACAGGAGCGCAGTATTACACGGTTGGTCCGGGCGGAGATATTAATGTTTCCGTCCGTCCCGATAAACTGGAGAGTGCATTTTTTAGAATGCTGCCGGGATCAAGCGGCACACAGTCCGTCGATTATCCGCTCCAGATTTTATTTTCTTACGAAGATTATGCGCGGATTACGCTGAAAACATTAGTGTCGTTCTCGCAATGTATTTTTTATGACTCCGCATGGCCAATGGGTAAAATCTATCCTTGGCCTTTACCGCAAGCAAATCTTTACGAAGTGCATATAATTTTAAAGCATGTGCTGGATGAATTCACAGACCTGACATCCACGTTTAACTTTCCTCCGGAGTATCTTGCAGCATTACACTACAATCTTGTTGTAAGAACCCGCGCTGCATACCGACTTCCGCCAGATCCGACTTATGAAGGGTTGGCGAAAGACTCCATGCAAACTGTGCGGTCTGCAAATACGCAGATCCCAAGCCTTGTGATGCCGGATAACTTGGTCCGTCCCGGTGTCTATAACATCTACTCGGACCAAACGAGGTAAATCAAATGGCAATACCTGATCGTTTTCAGTCCGGCTTTCGTTTAACTGACGGTGACGCAATTGATACCGCTCTTGCAACTCCGCAATGGCAGACAAATTACGGCATTACCGCTTTAGGCACCGCCCTCGCTTCAACAACTCCTGCGCTTGTTCTTGGACACAATGTGGTCACGACATCAACGGCCAGCAACTATGGCGTTGTTCTTCCAAGTGCTGTTGCCGGTAGCATCGTGTATTTTTACAATGCTGATAGCGCCGATGCGGTTACGGTGTTTGGCGCTGGTAGCGACACGATCAATGGCACCGCCGGTTCAACGGGCGTTTCATATGCTGCAGCAAAACGTGTGCTTTTCATTGCCGTCAACAACGGCGTATGGATTGCGAACGTCCTCGCAGCATCGTAAGGGGCGTTAAGTGGCTCAGATCCAACTTGTTCAAGGTGCATATGAAGCGCGCTCGGTAATAGCGAACGCGCAGAGATGTATCAATCTGTATCCAGAACAGAACACGAAGGATGCTGAAGTTCCTTATACGCATTATTGCACTCCGGGGCTGACGTTCTTGACGCAAGGAATTGTTGCTGAAGTGCGTCAGCTCTATACCGCAAGTAATGGATATTTGTTTGCGGTGATTGGAGACACAGTTTATTACGTGCCGGATACTTTTGTGTTGCAAACACTTGGAACGATTTCAACACAAAGTGGTCTGGTTAGTATGTATGATAACAAGTCCACGTTGATTATTCTTGATGGATCAACGAACGGATGGAGTGTGGATTTGACCACACTAGCTTTCGCAACATTTTCTCCTGCAAATTTCGTTGGTGGAAATCAAATTCGTTACATCGATACATTTTTGGTTTCCTCCACGCTTGGAGCCAACATTCAATCAAGTAATTCTGGAGCTACAACTTATAACGCACTTTCCGTTGCCACCATGACCGGCGATGCTGATCGGCTTCAAATCATTGACGTTGTGCATAAAGAAATGTGGAGTTTTGGAAAACGCACGACAGAAGTTTGGAGCAATGTTGGCGGTTTTCCATTTCCTTTTCAACCAATTCCGGGCGTGTTTTTGCAACATGGCATTGCAGCGTTAAGGTCGCTGGCAAAATGGGGCCTTAATATTTTCTGGCTTTCGGAAGATAACAATGGTCAGGCGCTGATTATGCAAGGCACGGCCTATAAGGCCGACATCATTTCCACTCCCGCCATTGCTGACGCTATTGGCAAATACACAAAAATATCCGACGCGATTGGTTTTTGTTATCAGCAAGGATCACACATTTTTTACATGCTGACTTTTCCGACAGCCAGCAAAACATGGTGCTACGATCTATCCACCCAACTTTGGCATGAGCGGGCTTATCTGGATGGTAACGGAAATTTAAAACGTCATCGTGCGAACTGCGTTGCGCAAGCCTATAACAAAACAATTGTAGGTGATTGGCAAAACGGTTCACTCTATTATTTCAATCTTGATGCCTACACAGATGATGGCCAGCCAATTCAGCGACTTCGCTCCTTCCCGCATCTTGTGTCGGACGGCGACCGCATAAGCTACACAAACTTTATGGCTGATATTGAAGTCGGCACAGACCTCGATCCAAGCGACAACCCACAACTTACACTTCGCTGGAGCGATGATCGTGGAGTAAGTTATGGAAATGGATTGATGCAATCCCTTGGTCGGACAGGTCAATATCGCACAGTGCCTTCGTGGAGTAGATTAGGCTTTGCGAGAGATCGGGTGTTTGAATTGTCATGGACTGCCGCTTGTGCCTCCGCTTTGAATGGCGCGTGGATACAGGTAGAGCGGATGGAGACATGACATGCAAAAAGTAGTTGTGCCGACATCTCAAAAAGGTTTGGTGGAACCGAATGGGTTTCCTTCTCGCCAATTACAAATCCTTTTGAGCGCACTTGCCGCAAACAGCGTTCCAACAACCGAAGACTCCTCCACTGGAGCGCCTCTTGGTGCGGTGATTTTGTTACAAAATGCAGCGGTTATGCCCTCAGGCTGGCAACAAATTGATACGTTGGTGATCGGAGCCAACACCTACAAACTCATAACGCAGGTTTAGGAGATTACGATGGACCCGGTATCAATTGCGCTTATGGGCGGTGGAATGCTCGCCGGGAACTTAATTTCCGGCTTTGGTGCGCAAAACGCAGCCAACACACAAGCTGCAGGAGCGCAAAATGCAGGAATTCTCTCTGCACTTATGCAGCAGCAAGGAATTCAAGCTGCTCAACAAATGTTTGGGCAAGCAAAAGAAGCCCTCTCACCTTATACATCAGCTGGCGGTGACTCGCTTAAATTGCTTATGAGTTATTTGCAGGGGACAGGTGCGCAACAAGCTGGTGTCGGCGGGGGCGGTGCGAATTTACTTTCTACCTTTGAGCCAACGATGGAGCGACTTGAAAAAACTCCTGGCTATCAATGGGCAAGAGAACAAGCTCTTGGGGCGATGACCAACAGTGCTGCAGCAAAAGGTCTTGGGACATCTGGAAATTTGGTGCAAGGCCTCGGCGCAACCGCAACAGGTCTTGCGTCCCAGACTTTCCAAGATCAATTGAAAAATTATCTTGTGCAAAATCAACAAGCCTACAACATGCTTATGGGACCATCGGAATTAGGTGGCCGCGCTGCAGGACAACTTGCATCATCTGCGACAGGTCTTGGTGGGCAGATGATTGGGGCTTACACAAATCTCGGCAATACAATAGGCGCAAGCACGATGGGTGCGGCGAATGCACTTGCCGGTGGCCAACAAGCTCTCTCAAGCGCATTTGGAACTGGCGTAAGCAATGCCGCCTCTCTACCAATGCTTGCGCAAATGTATGGCGGCAATACAAGTCGCAGTTCGTATGGCCAAGTTGGACCCTCAGATTTGTGGAATTTTGCAACAGGTCAATCAAGTCCGTTTCCTTCGCAAGGGTATAATGTAAATTATGCCGGTGGTGCTCGATAACTTTAAGGAGCAATTAGATGCCTGAGATCCCCTTTCCACAAGCTCCAGAAGCCCCACGGTTCGCACAACCAAATCCGCTCAACACAATGGAGCAGATGCAAGGTTTGGCGCTTCGCGGAATTGAAGCGCAAAAACTCCAGCAAGCCACTGAGCAACAAGCGTTAATGAACAGGGCTCAAGCGGGCCTTGGTCAAATTATGCAGCAACACGTAAACCCGCAAACGGGAGATGTGGATATTAATGCTGTTCTTGTGGACGCAGCTGGACATCCGGAAACGTCTTTGTTGTTTCCAAAGATCGCATCAGATGCGTTGACGATGAAGCTCACAAATCAGCAATTGCTGAACGCCAAAATCGAAGGAGCCATGAAGAAACAAGAAATCATGGCGAACACATCAGCATCGTATTTAGATAAGGCTGCAAAAACTGGCGATGTTTTGACAAAGCAGGACCTTGCTGGAATTTACGGGGAAATGGTTACGGCAGGTGTGCTGTCAAGCGAAGAAGCTGTTAAAGGTCTTGCGTTTATCACATCACAAAAGATGAACCCGGAAACATTAATTCGCAATATGGCGCAGCGTTCTGCCCAAGGCCTCAAACAAATGGAAGCCTCAAAGCAAACGCTACAATCTCAATACGAGATGATGTCCGGACAAACCGAAGAAGGCACTCCGTTTCAAGCTCCCCGCGCACAACTTCCCGGCACATTACCTCCGGGGGTCGGCGCTACGCCAAGATCGCAGGCTGCTCCGCAAGCACCTGCTGAAGAAGATGTCGCGCAAGGCGGGGTGGCTCCTCCTGCTGAAGGCGCGGCTAGGCCGCAGGCTCAACCCTCTGGGCCTGCGGCTACCCCCGGCATTCGCACAGGGCTTAGTCCAGCTGAACAAGCCTCAATGAAACCGTATCAAGAATATCAAGAAGGCAAAGGGCCTTGGCGAGATGAGGAAAAGAAAATTGCTACGAACGCTACCGTTGCAATGGATCTCGAAAGTAGATTGACAAAAGCAAAAGATGCTTTGAGTGAGTTTAAGACCGGCCCGGGCATGGAAACAAGATCGAAGTTGGCAAAGGCTGCGCAAGCTCTTGGTATGGAGGATCTCGCCGCCAGTTTGTTGGGTGCGCCGGGAAGCAAAAAGGCGTTGCCGTCCATGCAATACATCGAAAAGCAGATGACTAAAAATGCTTTCGAAGAATTGAAAACTGCGCTTGGAGGCCAAGGTCGCTTTACAAACCTTGAGGTTGAAAACTTCTTAAAGTCCAACTGGAACCTTGAAACCGATCCTCGCGCAATTGAAACAATGTTTAACGAGGTTCATCGTATTGCGCAGATTGCAAAGTATGAAGCACTTGCGGCAGAGCGGTATGGGATGCACAGCCGGTCAAAATATCGTGATCCTGAGTCCTTTAACGTGCTTCACTTTGATAATAGAATGCGTGATAAGTTGCTGGAAAAAGGTTTGCTACACGAAGGCCCTTATGAAATTAAGCAGCCGGGAGCAAAGTAATGGCCTACGAAATCACCCCGAAAGATGTTGATGAACTTTGGTCAAACCCCTCTCCGACCACAAATCGAGCATCGGTTTACAACCCACAAGAGGCTGCAAGTTATATTGTCGGGGCCGCACAAAAGCGTGGGATTGATCCGAATGTGGCTTTGCGCGTTGCACGAAGCGAAGGGCTCAATCAATACACCGGGGATGAAGGCTCCAGCTTTGGGCCTTTCCAATTACACTATGGTGGTGTAGCGAAAGGTGGAAATGCAGTCGGCGGGCTCGGTGATGTGTTCACGCAGCGCACCGGACTTGACGCGCGAGATCCTCGCACATGGCGGCAACAAATCGATTTTTCGTTAGATGAAGCGGCGAGAACTGGTTGGGGTCCGTGGCATGGCTGGAAAGGCGATATGCGCGCCGGTCTGCCAGGAGGCACACAAGTCGCTTCCGCGTCGATGATGAATGATGCTGGCCCACAATCACAAGGCGATTGGCTTGAACAAACGGAACGCACATTTTCCGGACCACAACGTGCGGCCCCTCCCCTCCCGAAAGCATGGGAAGCTCCAGAGCTAAAACCAATTCAACCTTATATCGCACCGGTTCCTGCAACACCCGCAGAGCCACCAGCAAACTGGGGCGCAGGAAGATCATTCGCAACAGGTTTGACGTTAGGTGCGGAGCCTTACATCGAAGCGGGCTTGTCAACTCTTGCACACAAACCTGCTGGCATGGGTTATCAAGAAGCGTTCCGCACAGCTCTTGGCAACATTCAGCGTGAACGTGAGGCGTATCAACAAGCGCGGCCTACAACTTCTATGCTTGCTGAAGGTGCCGGTGCGTTGGTTGGCACAGCATTACCTATGGGGCTTGCCGGTCGTGGTGCTGCAATGGGTGCAGAAGCGTTAAGTCAGGCCGCTCCGAGAGCTAGACCTGCGATTGAAGCTGCTACACGTTTTCTTTCCGGCCAAACTGCTGCGACAAGTGAGGGGCTTGGTGCGGGCTTGGCAAGAGGTGCGTCTTACGGCGCGCAAGGTGCAGTTCAAGGTGTGGGACAAGCGGCTCTTACACAAGCTCTTCAACCCGAAGATGTTGGATTTGGTGAGTCGTTGGCGAGAGGCGCTGCTGGTGGCGCACTTGGTGGGGCGTTTATCAATCCATTAGTTAGCGGCGTCGTTGCGCCGTTTACTGCACCAATTTCACGCCAGTTGCGCGACATGGCTCAAAACGTCAATGCCAAATTCGGCCTCAACATTCGCCCAACACAAATTGCACAAGATGCTGAAATCAAAGCCCTCGACGCTCGCGTAATTCCACAACACCTTCACGATGAGCAAGTTATAAAGTTTAACGAAGAATTGTCGAAACAAGTTGGAATGGCTGGTAAGGATTTAACAAATCCCGAAGTGCAATCGCAGATGCGGAAAGTTGGTAATGATCTTACCAATATTGCTGCAAACACTTCGATGGCGACAAACAAAAATCTTTATCAAGACCTTGGCGCTATCCGCCAAGATGTTTACGCCACAACACTCGATGGAAGCCCCCTTCGAGCCAAAGTTGACGGGATTATCTCTCGCATCTTTAACGAAATTCAGCCTACAAAATCTGGAAGCAAATGGCAGTTTGAACTTCCCGGCACTAAGTTTCGTGCGCTTACAAAATACCAAGGGCTTATTGATAAGGAACTGGGATCAAGCACCGATCCAGCAATGCGCACGGTAGGGCACGATTTGAAAACAGCGTTGTTTGATATGTTTGAGGTTGCCGATCCTGCGAAGGCTGGACTCTACAATAAAGCCCGGGCTGATTATCGTAAGCTCACAGCGATTGCACCATTGGCTGAAAAGTCCACATCCGGAATTCTTGATCCAACAAAAATTCTCTCGCAAGTAAATCGCAAAGGTCTGACAGGTGACATTCGTGAGTTAGCGGAAGCTGGTCAGCATTTACCAAAAGCCACATCGACCGGCACCGCAAAACCTGCACCACGAATTACACCTGCCGAAGCTGCACAACAAGCATTGCAATACGGGCCTGTGCCTTTAGGTGCGTACGCTGCGCATTGGCTTGGCCTTCCTGCAGAAGCAACTGCAATCGGCGCGGCTGCATTAGGTGGCGGTCAGGCCATTGGCGCAGGATTGCGAAATGTGTTGATGGCGAGTCCGACTGTTGGAAGAAATGTGTTAGAAGGTGGCACGTTAGTGCCGACGCTTGCTCGAGGGGTGGGCGCTTTAGGAATGCGCGGAGCTGCACAAGTTCCGACAGAAGTTGGTGTTGGAAGGGGTCGATGATGAAAAAAGTTACCGCAGGGCTTACCGCCCTTTTGCTGTCCACAACGTCTTTGCAATCTGCTACGCTTTTGCCAAACGGCCAGCAGCAATTCATAAGCGGCAGCGGTGTTCCGTATGCCAGTGGCAAAGTTTTTTTCTATTCAAACTATCCAACGTGTTCGATTTTGAAAAATACTTGGTCGGATAGTGCCGGATCAGTTCTTAATACCAATCCTGTGATTTTGGACTCCGCCGGTCGTGCGACAATCTTTGGCACAGGCGGCTATTGCCAAGTTTTAAAAGACTCTAATGATAATACAGTCTGGACAAAATACACATCCGATACTTCTTCTGCATCGAACTTAGGATGGGGAGGAACTTCTAGCGGCACAGCTAACGCCCAAACCCTTTCTGTCTCCACGTTCACGCAATTAGATGGCCAAACGCTTTACTTTATCGCTGGCACAACAAACACAGCATCTATGACGTTGAATGTGAATAGCACAGGCGCTGCAGCTGTTGTGAAAACAAATGGCACAACTACATCGTTTTTAACAGGCTTTGAAGTTGTTGCAGGTAGTGTTATTGGCGTGACATATGTTGCCGCGACAGGTCAATTCCAACTCATAACCAATCCAAGTGTGCAGCCTCCGGGCGAGGTCGCGTCATTTGCAATGAATACTTGTCCAGCTGGATGGCTTGCTGCAGATGGCACCGCATATTCTCGCTCAACATACGCCGGACTTTTCGGAAAGATCAGCACAACATGGGGAACAGGTGACGGCTCTACAACATTTAACGTGCCGGACTTTAGAGGATCTTTTCTACGAGGATGGGATAACGGCAGAGGATTTGATACAACATTATCTGGCGGCGTTGTTACATCTGGTAGCAGTTCTATTACAGGATTAGCTTCTACAGCGTTCATGTATGTTGGTATGCCTGTATCCGGCACTGGTATTCCAAGTAATACAGTCGTAGGGGCCATCAATTCCTCAACATCGATTACGCTTGGCCAAGCATCTTCTCCTACCACTCCTGTAAATGCTACTGTTACATCTGGTATTTTGTCAGGCACCACATCACTTGGTAGTAATACCATAACAGGGCTTTCAAGCACTACAGGTCTTACGGTAGGACAAGGCGTTTCTGGCACCGGTATTTTATCTGGAACTGTAATCACATCGATAAATAGCACGACACAAATTTCAGTTGGTTTGCCATTAACAGGGAATACTTCAGCAGGTGGAACAACTATAACTGGATTGTCGAGCACGACAGGAATGGTTGCTGGCCAATTTATATCGGGTCCAAATATATATGCTGGAACAACTATTTCTTCTATTACAAACTCCACAACTATAGTTATATCGATAGGGGCGATTGCTACTGCAACTGCTACCTCTTTATCATTTGGTCCGACAGCAAGTGGCACGAACAACATGACATTTGCTTCCGCTACAACTCCTCTTACATTTACAGGTAGAGCTTTCGCCAGTTATCAATCAGATCAATACGCAAATCATAACCACAGCACAACAGAAGCTGCGCACAATCATGGTATTTCAGCCATCGGTATGAATGGTGGATCATCAGGCGTTTTTTATACACTAACTACCCCTGCAACCGCTTTTACGAATACTACATCGTCTGTTACAGGATTGTCAGTAGCTACTTCCACATCTGGCGGCAATGAAACAAGACCAGAAAACTATTCAGTGTTGTATTGCATTAAGTATTAAGCACATCGAATACTGAGTAGCTAATGGCTCTAAGGTTTTAGCGTTAGGCTAGACCGTGCATGTTGCGGGAACGGGGAATATAACTTTCCGTTCCTGCGACACGCTCAAAGATCCCAGACTTTTCCATTAACGATAAAATCTTTTCCGCTTTTTCTGCCGGTGTGCGTTGACACAAAAAGCGCAGGATGAGGGATGAAGCTAAAGGCGCGCGGTGTTTTAAGTAAATCTCAAATGAATATTGGAAAGTTTCTTCCATCACTTGATCGTCGGAACGCATAATCATGTCGCGGAAAATTTGCGGCATGAGTTCTTCGATTTCTAAAAGCCATCCTCTTGCGCGCTCCACATCTTGAAGGCGAATTGCCAACTCTTCCCCTCTCGACATGGCTGCAACCATAGACAATTTAACCGCGAAGATTGTTCCGCGACGGGGAGTGTAATTGGCGAGCTTTGGGTGGTCAGGAACTGGTGCCCAATTGTCTTTCCGCCATCGTTCCATTTCCGCAATCGCATTCGCATCCCACTTTATCTCGCCATAGTAGTCGGCAACTTCATCGAGCTTTTTGACAAGCGAAGTTTGTAAGATGTCTTGATTTTTGTATTTGCCGAATAGCGGAACACTTGGCGTGGATGATGAATAGACCATAAGCATTCGTGAGGTCCAACCCATCGTCCATGCAGCCTCGGGTAACAACGTGGCAAGAAATCCCGGCTGCGATCCTGTCAAGAGCGTAGTCATGGGTTTTGGAATGTCGATGGGTTCTTTAAGGCTGTGTCGTCTTTCTTCCCGATAGGAGTCTTTGTGGTCGAATAGTTCATTAATAATGCTCAAAAAGTTTAAGTCATGCGCATTTAAAAAGACACCGAGTTCTGCTGCGAACACAAACATATGATGATATTCGAGCAGCTTATTGTTTGGCAGCAATACGGATCTGTGTGCGCGGGCAAGTGCGTCGATGAAACTTGCAGCCGTCACGCTGTTAGGCGAGATATGATATTTCTTTGTGGCTTTTAGGAGTTGCTCGGCGGGGTTTATTGCTTGTGATTTGCCGACTCCCGGTGGGGCGACGAGCATGGTATAAAGGTTTGCAAATTGCGGTCCCGCTTTTGTTTGCGTCCAGACGCGCTTTTCGAGCGCACCGGAGAGCGTTGTGATTGCCGCCCACTTGCGAAAGATTTCCGGCGAAGGCCGTTCTTCTGTGTATGTTAAAAATTGATCGACGAAATCAGCCACGGCGCAAGCGCCTCCCTCACAGTTTTTGATTTAATATTGGTGTGCGCTTACGGGGATCTTTGACGTTCTTCCATTTGGCAAGGCCATCTGGGTTGGAGTTCGCGTCAAAGTTTCCCCAATTCCATCCAACTTTTGCTTCTCCGGGGACGATCAATGTGTGGCCGGAGTGTTCAAACGCGATGTGAAAATGCGAAAGAGCTTCTTCGATAATCGCAACTTCGTCTTCTGTCTCGCGGTATTGAAAGTAAAGAGCGTCGTGAACTTGGGCTATGAGCTGCACCTGCGGCATGTGATACCAAACGCGCCAGAGGACGAGGTTTAACCTATCCGCCGTCGCGCTCTGCGGTGAGAACGCAATCGCTTCCCGGAGCGTCGTGTCGTCGTTCGAACGTCCGAAGAAGGTTCGCTGGCGGCCAAAGGGCGTGGTGATGCTGTGGGTTGTTTGGAGTTGTCCTGCAACCCATCGGTGCCATTTTGGAATTCCTGCGAACCGTTCGAAGTAGGCTCGTTGGAAATGTTCTGCTGTGGCGGTTGGGATTTTGGCGTGTCTTGCCATTGTTGGGGGAAGGCCTCGGTAATTGCTTCCATGGCCGAGCTTTTTTGCCATATCTCTGTAGGTAAGGTTTCGATAGAAGGGGGTGTCTGCCACGCGGCGATTATGTTTCGGATCGCTGCTCCATTCGAGGGAAGGCCAAGCCGTTTGTGCAACAAGGGTATGGAGATCACCAGAATAACAGGCGTCAAGGTAAGACCAATCATTACAAATGATCCCAGAAAGCCATCCAACTTCACGGCTTTCAGCTTGCTCAAGGTCAATGCCACAAATTTTGTAGCCGCGATCTGCGACAAACATTTTCCGCAAAGACGCCGTGATGTTTTGTAAATTCGTGCCAGTCCCGAAAGCATTTGTTGAGCTACTAAAGCGCCCTGTTTCAGTGCCCGCGACATTGTAAGAGGTTCGCATTCTACCATCTGGATCGACTTCTGTTTTGAGAACTGAGAGTTGTTTTGTTGCGTCACGGATTGCGAGGATCGTCGCAACCAAAGGTCGAGCGTGATAGTAGTTGTCTAACTTCTCCAGCGCCTCTCGATCCATTGATAGTTTTCGTTCGCCTTTTTTGGAGGTCCAGATTTCTGGAATTCGCATGTGTTTGAAGAAGAAGTCTTGAAGCATTTTAGGGGAATTAGCTTTAAGAGGCTTATCCCAAACAGCATCGGCAAGACGATCCAGAAGGTGTGTAAGACGAACAATCTCATTCGAGAGGTTTTCAATTCCCTTTTGTCTTTCGTATCCATCGATCAAAAATCCTCTTGTCATCATGTCGAGAACGGGAGCTTGTAGCGCCCGGGCGAAATCGTAAATCTTTGGAGCTTCGCCGAGCGCACGGATCGAGCCGAGCACTTCATGCGTAATGCAACAATCCAACCCGTTATAGATTTGCTCGTTTTCTGGAAGCGTTACGCCTTCCTGCAAGGCGCTGGTGTTTATGATGGGCATGGTTCACGCGAAGAATAAGAGGAGAGAGGTAAGGACGAGCCAAATACTGAAAGCAAATTCTTGTCCCGTCAGGATGTAATAAATGAATGCTGCGCCCGCAGCCCCCGCAACTACAAACATTAAAGCACTCCATTTTCTTGAATGTAATTAAAAATTCGACGCCAGATATAACTGCGAACAATACTAACAAGGGTGAATATGCAGGTGATTAGAAAGGTGTCTTTGTGTGTGGTTTGAAAGTTGAAGTAAGCGAATGTTAGCTCTGCGACGAAATAGGAAATTATAAAACCAGAGGCGGTATTTAGCAGGGCCTCGAGAAATGAATGTTTGCGGGATTGTGCCATTTAATCATCCTTCTTCATCTCCGTGATCTTTTTCCCTCTCATCATTTTCCATGCAGGTTCCTGCGTGTAAACGGAACCCAAGAAGCCTAAGCCTTTTTGCATCTCTGGGTAGAGGGCATGATGATAGAGCATAGTGTCCTCCCGGCATCCGCGCGGGCGAAAGCCTTCCTTGATAAGGTATTGGAGATCGTAAAGACCGTTCTGGAATATCTTAGTAATGCTCGGATTTTCTAAAATTGCACGAACAATTTTTCTTGCATCTTTCTCGATGTTCGCTGTCGGCCAATAGTTTCCGCCCTTGTTCTTGTCCCAGAACGGGACCACCATGGCGTGTGTCGGGCTGGCGCTAAAACCAACCATTTCAATCATTCCGAATTTAGTCTCGATGTCACAAGCGCATTCAGATTTGAGGTGCTGATCGACCCATTCAAGAGCCTCGGCGATTGTAGGGTTGACAAGAATATGGCGCTCTGGGCGTTTGATCTCAGGGAATTCGCTCTCACGCTTCGCTTTGATAAGGTCGGCAATGGCGATAGGTCGCCAAGCCCAATTTCGCAATACGGCTGCGGGATGGTAGGTGGGCAGAACCTTGTGTGGGACGAGGGAGGATGTCGCAACAGTTCCACGCAAAGCGCCAATGCCATTAGTATGCAGCAAAGCCCAACAAGCGGTGCTGCCAAGGGCAATAATGAGGTTGGGGGAAACTTGTGTAAGTTCATCCTTTAGCCTCTCGAGTTCTGGAAGGTATTGCGGTTGTAGGTATTGGCCGATCTTGCCGAGATGGGGGAGGGTATAACCCTCCCCGCAAGCGTCTTTCTTGCAGCACAAAGCTGCGAGGTCATTGTTTGGTGGCCGCAAGGCTAACACATTCGTCAGAAAGCAATCGCGTCTTGTAAGGCCCGCTTCCTGCAACATTCGTGTTAGCTCTTGCCCGGAATAGCCTTGAAAGGGCTTGCCGATTAGAGCTTCCTGTTCGCCCCACGCCTCTCCAACGATTGCAATTCGCGCATCGTGAGGGCCAGCACTATGTGCAAAAGCTGGAGAGGTTTGATAGGCCATTTTAGTTTTGTTCTTCCGTAACGATTGCTAAAAGCAACAAGCTGTAAACAACGAGATCATCGATGCGGGCAGATACAGGTTCGGTTCTGTTACGGCCTTTGTTATTGCGAACGTCTTTCACGTATTGCTGAATTGAGTCGATGTGCTTTCCGGCCAGCATCATCCACACCGTTGACATCGGAAGGTCTTGCTGCTGCGCGAGGCGGCGGAAGTTCGCAAGGATGTCACCGCTATCGCCATACTCAGAGTTCTTTGTGGTGAACAATTGCTCTGCGCGCTTAATTGCGTCTGCGACGATTACGACTTGTGGATTGTTGACAGGAGTTGTGTTCACGAGTTTTGGCCTTTCGCTAACAGATTGTGGAGGTGGAGGGGGCGCAAATTCAACGTCTGCAATGGTTTTATACATATCCTCAAGATCGACCGGGATCTGGTCAGCTATCGGTCGTGGTGTCTTGTTCATTTGTTTGCTCCTTTTGAGCGCCTTCGGCGCTTTGCTCCTTTTGTATTGACGATGCTTTGCGGAGAATACGGAATTGCTGCAAAGCTCTTCTCGCATTCCCTACATATTCATCATTGATCTCAAGGCCGAGAACATGCGCGGCCCCAAGAGCTTCTGCCGCCCGCAGCGATGACCCACCACCGCATGTCGGGTCGAGCATTCTTGTGTTGTTATCAACGAACATTTGTAAGAAGTGTTTTAGAACTGGTTCTGGTTTGGTGTGTGGATGAAACTCCTTGTTTGTTTGTGCCGAGATTGCGTTGCTCACAGGTTTGACCAACAAGCGATCTTCTCGAGATGCGATCAGGGCTGCTTCGTAAATGCGTCTTGGTTCGCGCTTTGGATCTGGCACGATCCCCACATTGTCGCTCTTGACCCAGATTAACGGGAACTTGCAGAACGCAAGATCGGGAGCGAGATCGGAAAACATTTGCAAGGTGCGATGCTGGATCGTGATGTCGCCGGAAAGCCAGAACACCAAATGCCCGCTGTGCGCCATGAGGGTGTCAAGGTTGGTGCAGAGGGTGGTGATTAATTGCTCGTAAACATCCACGGTGTCTTTGTATCCAGAGGTCGTTTGTTTGCCCGACCACTTTCCTCCAAAAACATTCACGCCATACGGAAAGTCACAGTGAATCAAATTGAAAGGCTCGCCTCGGTATGCAGGAGCCCAGTCGAGAAAGGATTGCTGAAGGATGGACGTTTCGGGCGGGATGATTAGGGGCGCGGATCGTGCCGATTTCGGTGGCCCGTTGGGGGCCGTAGGAAGGTCAGGGGCATCGGTCAAAAGATCATCAAGGGGGTTAGTGCCGCCTTCCCCATTGAAGGCATCCGCCGCCGCTTCCGTCGCAGTCGATAAGATGTTGCTAACCGCATCTGCAGCCACACGCTCGTCTTCGCGGGATATGAAGTTGTAGGCTCGAGTAGCGGTTTCGAGGGTTCTAATATTATCCCTATGCAATTCCTTCGCTATTCGGCAGCAGCGTTGAACCCATGCTTGCCCGTAACCTATTGATGCTGCGGTCTTTGCGTAACCCCATTCCTCTCCCCCTTTTTGGGAAAGGATGTCGTGGATGTTGGCGATGGCCAAACACTGATCCTGCCAGCCCAAATCTTTCCGGCGCAGATTTTCTTCGAGTTCGACGAGTTTTTGCTCGATGGGGTCAAGGTCGGCCAGAAGGCGCGCGGGAATGTCAGGAAGATTGAGCTTGCGGGAGGCTGTGAAGCGCCTTTCTCCTGCAAGAAGTTTGTAGGGCTGACCTGCGGGGCCTTGTTCAGAGGTGACAATAATCGGCACCAGCACTCCCCGCAACGGAATGCTTTCCAGCAAATCGTCAACAATAATTTCTTTCCGTTGCCGTGAGCCTCGGTCAATCCAAATATCTTTAAGAGCAATGCTGGTCATAACAGGCCTTTCAGAAGTGAATGGAGAGGGCAAAATGGCTCCTCGCCCTCTCCGTGATTGTTATTCGCCTTTAACGCTCTTGATGTTGTTGCGTGGCGGATCATCTGGGCGCTCAGGATTAAAACGCTGAGTCACATAGGCGATCACACTTTGTCCAACAGCTTCTGGGATCAATTCGTCAAAGCTCGAGCCGTCGGTCTTGAGGCCGAGCGAAACGAGAAACTCTTTGAGTCTCCAACGAGCGTCAGGTGTGAGGTAAAAGTCGGTAGAAAGTTTACGAGATGAAAGATCGATGTCAGCAAGGTCTTTGTCGTCAACGTCATCTGATGTGTGGGTGAATTTAAGAGCGAAACGAACGTAAGGAGTTTTGTTTTTGTTGTTATCGCCATATTCGAATGATGAAATGTTGCCGTGATAAGTTCCTTCTGGAAGTGCTGATGGTGCTTTTACATCGTCAAGTTTAGTAGATAAGAGGTCTTTAAAGTTCACAGACATAAGTTTTCTCCATTAAAATAGACCCAGTGACGGGCCAACATTAACGCCGTTGGCGTTAATTCCTGACAGCCTTGAAGTAATCAGCAAGGCCGGTATCTAGCGGATAGGACGGCTGGACTTTTGAGGGCGCTGTATTTTTGCACTCAATAGTTCCTTGTGAAGTCGTGAAGATCTGGCGTTTAAGATTGGAGCCTCGGCCAGAGCTTTGCGCAAGCAGAACCGTGTTGAAATAACGACCGACTTTTGGCGGTAACGCCTTGCCGAGAGTATTCGGGTAATAGCGTTCCGGCCCATTGTCGTCTCCCATCGGTTTGATGTGGCAGTTAATTATCACATTGCATTTCACGCCTTCATCGTAGAGCATTCGCAAAAGGTTCTCGACCAAGGCTTGTGCGAGGCCCCAATCTGCTTGATGGGGATGCTGCCCTAATCTCCCGTTCATGGCGAGGATGTAGGATAGGGCTGCGTCGGACAACATCGTGAGCGAGTCTAGGACAAGAACTGTATTGTCGTCCCATGTGGTGATGGAGCCGTGATTGATCTCCCCGTCTTTCCAATCGCCTAACATGCCAGCCACACGCTGCCACACCGACGCCTTTGCGGGAATAAGTTTCCCGCCAGCGTTTTTCATGGGCTCGGTAAGCGTGACATACTCGACGTTGTTGATCGCGTCTTTTGTGTAATTGCCATTTGTCAGGAGGTCGCGCAGCACATCCACGCCGTTGTCAAGGTCAAGAATGCGAACCTTGAAACCAGCTGCCGCGAGTGACGCAAGTGCGCCGGTCTTTCCGGCCCCACTATCTCCGACGAATAAAAGTTTGGTTGTGGTGTTGGAATGATGATCTTTGAGTGAAGGCATTTTAATATTTCCAAAGAGCTGAAAGGGTTAAAGCGCAAACAATAATGCCGATTACGAGCTGCAAGGCCTCGGTCAAATGTCACCTCTCACTTGGAGGGGGTCCCAGATGCGCCTTGTGAAATCGGCTTGCAACCATTCTTTTCGGACTGACGGAGGCAATCCACATATTTTGCGGAAAGGACAGCCGCCATACTGGCCGCAAGATTTGTCGTTCATGGGCCAATAGTTGTTCGCCGCATACAATTCCGCAGTCGCTAAATACTGCCCGAGGTCATAATACCATTCCTCCAACACAGCCTCGGTCCGTGGCACAGTGCCTCGCAGAAAGCGCGTGAAGGTCTGAGCAATCTGCGCTCCGTCCACAATAATCCCTTCAATCTGAATATTGTAAACGACCTTGCCAGCGATTGCGTAGAGGGTCATCTGATTATCTGGCGTGAACTTGTCAAAAAATGACGAGTTGATTGTGGATTTTGTAGTCTTGCGGTCCAGCACAAAGGCCTTTCCGTTCAACATTGCCAGCCGATCAAGATGGCCACAAAGCAAAATGCTCTCGCCGTATTGCGTGGTGTAGCCGGAGTCGAAACGGAATGAAAGCTCGACAGCAGGTTTGCCATTCGCCAATCTGACAGTTTCAATTGGATCGTTTTCGAACTGCATTAAATACCAGACAACCGACCGCAGCAGCGTCAGGCGGTTTTTGTTTGGATCGTCTGAAATCCAAGGACGATTTTTCTTCTCGTCCCAAGTAATTGTCAACACATATCTTACCACCTCTCGCAGCGCTTCTTCATAAGGCATTCCACCAAAACGCAAGTGATCGTAGCGTTCCAGCGCTGAATGGAAATGAAGGCCGAATGTGAGGTGAACGGAGATCTCGCGAGGTTGCCAACCTTCAAGAATTGACAACTGGTAATATCTCGGGCATGTTTTGAATGCACCGATACTTGTGGAGTCCCAAGCGATCTGGAAGTTGGGAGACTGCAATGAAAGCGATGAGTTTGACATGGGAAGTCCCTGTCTGTTTGGTGATTAGTTGGTGCTATGCTGTCCACTGCCGGTTTTCACAAACCGATAGCCTTCAGCCTTCAGTCGTTCGAATGCCTCGAGCCGTCCGTGCAAATGCGCGGTGTAGGCGATAAGGCGTTCCAGCTGGGCGCAAGCCTCCTCCCCCATCCAAGTAGATGCTTGACGGCGCAAGCTATCAACGAGATCCGAAAGTTCCTCGGTTTTCATGTATTGGCTCCTAAAGTTTGTTAATCTAATCCGGATAACAATTCATCGACTGACAATGTGGGTTTTGGCCCTTTGGCTTTCGGGGCTTTTTTGACTTTCGGCGTTGCTTCCTGCTGCGCGAACTTTTCCCTCTGCGCACGGAGATAAGCGACGATCTGGTCGGCTTCCGCGTCGGAGATTTGCGGGGCACGGTTCATTAATTCTTCAAGAGAAAACGGTGAGGCCTCCTCGAGCGGATCGGTTGTGGGGGCGGCGCTTTGCGCCTCAGTCGGCGATGATGTCGGTGATGGTTGGGTCGAATTTGACGGGCTTTGCATTTGACTTTCGCTCCAAGTGTGAAAGATAGGCGTGAATGATTAACCGTAAGGCTTTCGACCGTCCGACCGCGCGCAGTCCTTGTCGGCAAAAAAGTGCATCGATACGTTCGAGATCCTTGCTGAATATGTGGAAGTGAATTTTCGTGGTTTCTTCGTTGAGCCTTGCGCCCATTTCAATCGTCTCCGAGAAGGTCGGCTAGGGAGTAAAGCGGCCCTTCGCCTTGAGGATTTTGCTTAACAGGCTGGACCGAAGGTCCATTCGCCGCACTTGTGGCTGGCGCGGAGGTCTGTGGCTCCGCATTCGGATGACGTAAGTTTTCGTTTCGAACAAGCCAAAGATGATTAGGTGAGGTTGGAGATTTATGGATCTGGATGATTTCGAGGTCTGGGTCTTTGCGTCTTGCGGTGTAAAGGCGCTGCAAGGATGCTTGATAGTTCCCAACGAGTTCAACTTCGATCCCAAGTTCGGAGTTAAGAGCTTCGTAAAGGAGTTCTGTTTCGCGCATTACATGGCCACATGGCTAGAGACAAAAGGGAGGAGCAAGTCGAACATTGAAGTGCCTTGCTCCCCCAAGTGTCTCCAAGGCCGGGAGGAATGTTTGGCCTTGGAGGTTGTTTGAAGGCAAAGGGGCGGAACGTGCTTTGCGAAGTCGCTCCGCCCCAATGGATTGCATAGTTGTCACGCGATGCAGTCCGTGTGTGACTTCGTGCCTTGTGGGGCCTCAAAGTCTTTGCCTACCCCGACGGGGTAGAGCGGAAGGGAGGAACGATGCACTGGGGAGTCGAAGTCCAGCCATGCGCCCCTCCCTAATATCATGCCGCCTCGTCAAACAAATCCGACAGCAAATCACCAGCGAGCTTACGGGAAGACTCGATCCGTCTTGCAGCTTCTTGCATGATCTCTGGCTTATGCTGCAGCACTTTCGCCACATACTCTGCGATCTGCTCGGACGAATAGTCAGCAGGATTACCGCCCTTTTTCCGGATCGCGCTGAACACTTGCTCTTTCGCAATTTTGTTTGCTTCTTTCGCTACAGGATCGGCAGTTGTTTTGGCGCTTCTAGGCGCGAAGCTATAGGCATCTGCGTAGGTTTGAAATTCAACCTGCAAGTCGTCTGCAGAAATCCCGTCATCTGCGCGCTTCAACTTTGACATCAGCGAGGTGCGGATGTTGTCAGCGAAAATATGGTTGAGCTTGTCAGCTTCGAGTTGTGTAAGGACATGGCCTTCAGCGTATGGCTGCTGGACGTTTACCGTGATGTCGTGCGGGAGGTTTAAGGTGCGAGTTGTCATATTGGCTCCATTTGACAATAATTGAAGGGTTGATTTGTAACATAACCTTTGGCCCATTACAACCAAAAAACCCCACGCTGGAAGGGAAAAGTTAGGGCCATTATATACCTACTAGCTGATGGGTCAACAGAAAGAACGCTGCGTCCGTTCCCGAATTGCTCTTCGCGCAACAGCTGACTTTCTAACGAGAGGATGATTGAAGGTCATTCGCAACTCCATTTCACAGAAGATGCGGTTAGATTAGACGGCCATTGCGTTTCTGTAAAAGACTTATCTTCGAACACCAGCATGTTTGTTGGAAGGATGATCAGCCGTCCGTTGTCGAGCGCGCAAAACATAAACTCTTTTGATTGCGAGGGGTCCTCCGTGTAGCCGTCATTGATCGGAATTGCGGTGAATAAGTAATGCCCTTCTCCGTGGTGCTTGGTGTGAATGCGGAGTCGTCGAAGGAAAGTGTATTCGATGGTTGAGAATTCATGCCCGTAACAATTCCAAATCTGTGCGTCTTTCGGCTCCCAAGAAGCCTCTGGTTGCTCCGTGAAGGCGAGTGCTTGAGGCGGAACGCCTCGATACACCGCGCCACATTCAAGCATAACATGACAGCCCCATGTGCGACCGGGATGGCTGTGAAGGCCAAACCAAGCACAAGGCTCCAGCCCGCTTCCGTTTTTTCGGACAAATTTTGACTCCACAAAACAATAAATGTGTTTTGGAAGATTACCGGAAGCTGAATAAATCACGGAGTGTAAGCCTTTCGAATTGCAGATGCAGCGTTGGGCGCAAAAACGTCTTCTGCGATTTGCGCGCATTCTTCTCTAATCTGCGGCTCGATGTAGTCGTAAGCGATCTGGGAAATGTCTCGCATGGTGAAGTATGTGGGAGCTTCGTCAAGGAGTGTTGCAAGACGTTCGATCATTGCTGACTTCTGGTGTGGCGTCATTGGTGCTCTCCTCTCTCACTCGCCTTCTTCCGTAATAGGCGTAGATGACTGTGGTGTGGTCTTTGTTGATCGCTCTACCTATTCGAGGAAATGATGCGTCGGTTTCGTTTCGTGCGCGCTTTACGAATTCCGATCTTGCGAGCACCAGCACTTTGTTCCGCTTTTTGCCTACGAGTTCGTTTGGGATCACGCGGTATGAAAGGCAGACTTCAAGCATGATCCTTCGCAATGAGTCCGGCATTGGAGGCAGCTCATTGATCTGATCTTTCTCAAACTTAATCAGCACCGTGTTCGGCGGCACGATGTATGCCCATGACGTTCTGCTCGGTGCAGATTTTGGTGGTTTTCGTTTGTAGGTTTTGGCGCGTTTGGAAGGTTCCCATCCAGCGTAACGGAATAGTTGCATTATTCATCACCCCCAAGTAATCGTTTTCCTCGCCGGATTGCTTCTTCAAATGATATGCTGCGGTCGTAGTAATCTCGACTAACAAACCATTGAAGGCAATGACGTAGTTCTTTTTCGCGCTGATTATAATCCTCAAATGCTCGGCGGAGAACGGCGAGTTCAAAATCCTTTTCTTCCAGCATTCGTGTAAGACGTTCGATGTCTCCCTGACTCACAGCTTTGGCTCTTTCTCCGTCTGGGTCAGCACACACTTCGTCACAATGCTGCGTTCGAGCTTTCGCATGTCGGTGCGCGCCTTTTCACAGGCGCTCCAGTCATAAAATGGCACGAAAGTCGCCCCGCCGATGTGGATCACGAATA